TAGCGATAATGTTAGATTGCATATGAATAAAAAATTTACCAATGAAGATATTGATTATACTATGACTATGTTAGACAAGTATAATATCACTTGTATATTCCTTATGCTCATTGGGTACCCCACAGAAACATTACAAGATTTTCAAAATACATTAGATATGTTTGATAGATATCAACATTTAGCTAATCGGATCATTGTTGATATTAATTTTGGATCAACTTTAGCTATATTACCAAATACTCCTTTATATAATAAAGCTAAAGAATATCATATTCATATTGATGCGTATGAAAATAATTGGATTTCAGATGATAATCCCGACTTAACAATTTTTGAAAGATTAAGACGTGTAAAACACGCCAGAGAACATGCAATCAAACTAGGGTATGCAGCAAACAATGAAGACGAAGGCATTTTGAACATATTAGAAAGACAAATACCAGTTTTTGAAAAAAGAAATAAAATTAAAAAAATAATACAAATTAAACAGTCTTAGACGAGCAAACTCAAGATTGAATTAATGAAAAAGAAACTGTATAATTAACTATATATGACAAAAGAATACTCCCCAGAACTTCAGCGACTATTTTTAGAAATGATGCTAGAAGACGCACAGAGTTATGTGCGTGTGCAGAATATCTATAATCCAGAAAACTTTGATCGCAGTCTGCGAGAAGTGGCTAAGTTTATCAAATCACACACAGATGATCATAAAGCCATGCCCACACATGAACAGGTCAAGGCAGTTACCAATGTCGATCTTAAACGTGTGCCAGACCTAACAGAAGATCACTATAGTTGGTTCATGGCAGAGTTTGAGGGCTTTACACGCAGGAATGAACTCGAACGTGCGATCCTTAAATCAGCAGACTTGTTAGAAAAGGGTGATTATGATCCTGTAGAAAAACTTATTAAAGATGCAGTACAGATTAGTTTAACCAAAGACATGGGCACTGACTATTTCTTAGACCCACGTGCTAGATTGTTGGCAATCAAGAGCAATAATGGGCAAGTGTCGACTGGTTGGCCAACTTTAGACAAACGATTGTTTGGTGGTATGAATCGTGGTGAACTGAATATCTTTGCAGGTGGATCGGGCAGTGGTAAAAGTTTATTCATGCAGAACATCGCTATCAATTGGTGTACTCAAGGACTTAACGGGGTGTTCTTAACCTTAGAACTTAGTGAAGGTCTATGTGCTATGCGTATGGACAGTATGGTAGCCAACTGTAGTACTAAAGAAGTGTTCAAGGACCTCGACACTGTCGAAATGAAAGTTAAAATGGTAGGCAAGAAGTCGGGGGCATTGCGTATCAAATATATGCCAGCACAAAGTAACGTTAATCAGATCCGTAGTTATCTTAAAGAACTACAAGTACAGACTGGATTAAGAGTAGATTTTATCATGGTAGATTATTTGGATTTAGTCATGCCTGTTAGTGCCAAAGTCAGTCCAAATGATCTGTTTGTTAAAGACAAATATGTGTCAGAAGAATTGCGTAATCTAGCTAAAGAATTAAACATATTGATGATCACAGCTAGTCAGTTGAATCGTGGTGCGGTAGAAGAAATCGAATTTGATCACAGCCACATCGCAGGTGGATTGAGTAAGATCAACACAGCAGATAACGTGTTTGGTATCTTTACATCAAGAGCTATGCGTGAGCGTGGTCGCTATCAACTACAACTCATGAAGACACGTAGTTCAAGTGGGGTGGGTATGAAAGTGGACTTAGAATATGATTTAGAAACATTGCGTATTACGGATCCAGGTGAAGAAGCTCAGGAAAGTGGCCTACGTGGAGTAGGTGCTACTAATATCCTAAGTCAGATTAAAACTGGTACCATCGTAACTCAAGCGGAAGATGGTATTAAGATAAACGCTACTGTAGACAGTAGCAAACTTAAGAGCATGTTAGCTGGATTGAAGAAAATAGATTAATAATGTATCCTATAATACATCCTGGAATAACTAGGTTAACTGATGAGTTTAGATTAAGTCAGATAATCCATATCAATGACCATATGCCCCCTGTAAAAAATATACATATAAATATAAATGGTCAAAAAATGTATAGTAAAAATACTATCATTGATTTATTCAATGAATCAAATATAGACTATAAAAATAAAACATTTATGTTTGACCATTATCTATTATTTGACGATTTTGAAAAAATTAAAGTCAATAACTTTATATTTTTAGAGTCTGCATTACGCTTTAAAAACTATATGCAGTCTTGGGAAATATCATCGAAAAATAATATTTCTAAAAATCTTACCTTTATGTCTAATAAAATTAGAGAACATAGAATATTATGTGCTACATTGTTATCTAATTTGTTTGACTCAGCAAAGCTAGCATATACATATAATGGGTCTGACAAAAAAAACATAATAAATTCAGAATTATTAATTGATACTGATTATCTTTTTGATATATCCAAAACTTTACCCGATCGTTGGATAATACATGATGAATTAGCAGAGTCAAGACAAACAAATCCAGTGATTGGAAGAGCTTATACAAACAATCATTCAGGATTTGCTGATTGTTTGTATAATCAAATCTATAAAAATTCAGCAACAAGCATAATTACAGAACCTAATTTTTACGAGCATGGGTGTATGCTCACCGAAAAAACCTTAATGTCTATATATGCTGGTCATTTTATGATATGGCCAGGTGGTTGGAAAACTGCAGAAGTAGCAGAAAAAATAGGTATAGATGTGTTTAATGACATAATAGATCATAGTTATCAATATATCGAGCATCCAGGGCAACGAGTAGTAGAAGCAATTTTAAGAAATCTTAATTTCTTAAAAAATATGGAATTACAAGCAACACTAAGAAATCAAAATATAGATAGATTTAACTCCAATCTTGAATTAGTTAGAAATTTAGATCTGTTATCAGAAAAGATAAACTTACTGAATTAATTCTTATCTTCGATAAATACTCTAAACTGGAGTGAACACCGTGCAGAAACGCACCCGTAGCATACTTACTGAGCTAGATGAATTACTCACGCACAAGGACAAGGATAACCTCCTAGAGTCACGTGCCAATAACATCATCAATGGTGCTATCAACCTCATTAATCACATACGTGAAAACTATGATGTTGATACAGCGACTAAACTAGAAAATCGTTTATTAAACGCCATTAAAGGCCAAGATCCCAGCAAATTCTCCAGAGGTATCAGGAAAATTCAAAATGAAGATTAATGAAGTTGTCAATGAAGTAGGAATGTGGAAATCATTTGGTAAAGGTATCGCTAGGGCTATCGCTCCACAGACCGTTCAGACATATGACAGACAGAAAAATGCCCTAAGGATAGATCCTAGTATGGCAAATGTTGCAAGCTCTACATCAAATGTTGCAACGAATATTTCACAGGTATCAGGTACTCCAACACCAACTGCTACTTCTGTGGATATTAATAAAATACAAGCAGCACCTAAACCGGGTCTTCCTACACCAGCAGAACAAGCCAAACTACAGCAAGCAATACAAGCGCAGATAAAAGGTCAGCGATGAAATTATTTGAAATAAAACGCCAGACTCCAGATTTCATGCTAGTAGAAAGCAAGAATCTGCACCTTGAGCACATTGAAGATCTAGTGTTTAATCTTGGCTATGCTGGAGCAATGTCTGCCTTAGACTACGTAGAAAGCCTACGACAGATGCTGGCAGAAGGCACGGGCACTACGACTAAACTAACAGTCAAGTGGGATGGTAGCCCGGCTATCATCTGTGGCGTTGATCCTGCAGACGGCAAGTTCTTTGTCGGCACTAAAAGTGTATTTGCCAAAGCAGAACCTAAAGTTTGCAAGACATCAAGAGACATTGAAAAGTTCTACGGTGACCAACCTGAGCTGGTAGAAATCCTGGCCAGCGCCCTACAGCACTTAAAGAAACTAGGCATCGGTGGGGTCATCCAAGGTGACCTATTGTTCAAAGAGGGCAGGGTTGAAACTGCTGACATAGGCGGTGAGCGATGTCTGACATTCACTCCTAACACAATTACCTATGCTGTACCTGCAGACAGCCAACTTGGTCAACAGATAGCACGTGCTAAGATTGGTATCATATTCCATACGAGTTATGAAGGCACTAGCCTAGCAGATATGAAAGCAGGATTCTTAGTTAATATACAAGGCTTACGTAAATCAGCTGATGTATGGTTCGATGATGCAACATATAAAGATTACACTGGTATTGCTAGTTTAACTCCTACAGAAGATCGCAAGATTCAAGCGTTGATGAATAGTACATACCAGACCATGGAGAAAATTGGTCAACAACGCTTTGACATCATCCTAGCTAACAAAGAGTTCGCTCGCAATATCAAACCCTTTATCAACAAGATGGTACGTGCAGGCACACAGATCACGGACCCTACTCAATTTTTAAAAGACTTCATGTCACATTATAATGAATTAATGACCAAAGATATCGATGTCGTCACTAGCCGTGCGGCACAGAATCGCCTGGCTAAGATCAAAGAAAAAGAACAATGGGTGGCAGATAACGCTAATAATCTGCTAGGTATCCTAGCCACTTACAAACGCATAGTTGAAATGAAAGCATTACTATTACGTAAACTACAACAGGTAGAAGGCATTGGCACATTCCAAAAAACCAATGACGGATACAAGGTAACAACACCGGAAGGTTTTGTGGCTATTGGGCATGACGGTGGTGCGGTAAAATTAGTGGATAGACTAGAATTTAGTCGTACAAACTTCCTTAAACGAGCATAATTATCAACGTACTTTTTTCAGTCTCCAATTTGATAAATAATTGCATGCGCGAAAGCGTACAATTATAGGAGAAATACAAAATGGCAACATTTACAAGAACTAACCCAACAGCGGTTGCAAGAGGCACTATCCAAAGAAATAACGCACAATCAGTGTACAAAGTAGTATTAAGTGGTTCAGGTCTAGCAGTAGCAGCATCAAATGCAGCTGCAGCTAAGATTTCTG